CCCTCACGGGTTTTATCTTGCCGTCGAAACCATCCAGCCCCAAACCTATTTTAGGGCAAAGAAAACCCCTACCGTCGAAAGGGTGTGGACGGTAGGGGTTACCCGCTTCTACCGCTTTTCAGCAGCCTCAATCACGCGGGTTTCCTTCACCGGCTCAACATCGAGCGCGACAATCGCGCGAGCCCACTCATCAGCTAACGCAAAAATTGCGCCAGACGACGGGTTACCCGCAACACTCAAAATGGTTTTTTTTACTTCAGCATGACTAGCCATTACGCCCCCATCAACAATTGCAGTTTCTTCTTCTTCAACAACAACATAGCCTTCCCATGCTCATCATCAACAACAACCGGTTCAGGGGTTGGTGCCAACTCTGAAAGAACCTTCTCCAACAGAGTGCGATCGTCTGCACTAATGTCGTCGCCGTTCTCAATCTTCAGCAACGCATCCGCCAAAGCATCCGCATCAACCTCAGCACGTTTCGCAATTTTATCCAGACCGCGCACCGTAGCAGTGCCAGCCGTCTCAGGGTACGCAGGGAACGCCACCAAAGACACCTCATGCAAACGGACAGACTTCAGCAAGCGCTCGTTCCCCTCAGTGTTCCAAGAATCGCCGCCCCGTGTTGGCATAGAAAAACCAAAACTGAATGCAGAAACATCGCGACGGCTAATAAGCTCCCGAGCGTCCCGCCCGTGAGAAGTATTAGGTAAAGTAGCGGTCACCTTCAGGCCACGCTCATCCTCAGACAAAACCATAGTCCCCGCCCGTGTCGAACCCAACACCGCACCAGTATCATGATTCCACAAAAACTTGATATCGTTGCGAGCCTTCAACGATGCACGAAAAGCGCCAGGCTGAATAGTCTCCGTAAACCCGCCCAGGTTTTCACTACGCGAATTGAACAACGCAGCATAACCCTCCAAATGCATTCCATCCGCATCCTCACGAATTTCGAACTCGTCAACCTCAACAATTCGGGTTTCCATCTTGCTCAAAGCATCGCCTTTCGCTCTACCTTCGTTTACTTCCACAATCATATCAACACGCTCATCCGCATATTTATGCAAACGTTCACGGGTTCTCTCCGACAACACCACACCCCACAACGACGCACCAGGCACCGAAACAACATCACGAACAAACACCCACATAGCCGGTGTCACGTTACCGTTAGCAACCGCCACAACCTCAGGGGAAACATCCACGGCACCCCTAGCAATCGCCCGCACCCACGACGGTGCCACAACATCCTGCACCATCACTGCACCTCATAAACATCATCAGGGTTATCAGGGTCAATCTGCGAAACCGGTTGCAACTGTGAAGAAGCCAAACCTGTGTGCGCAATCGGGTCTAAACCGACAGCCGCCAAAGCCTGTGCAGGATCAAACCCAGACAACACCAAAACCTGCGCCATTTTTACGCGACGCTCATCCGCAACCAAATCGGCTGCATCAATGTTTACGTTAGCCAAAGGCACCCGCACAGACGAAGCGGCAGCATCATCAATGTCTGATAAGTCCTCCAACCGGCGCACGTCGTTGATAGTGAGGAAGCCCGCCTGCAGCCCCGTACTGTAAGCGCTCATCCGGCTAGCCAAGTCAGCCCGCGCCAACCCATCCAAATTGAACTTGATAAACGCCGTTTCACCGCCCGCATAACGCGCCATTAGGGGAGAGAACGCATCCTCCAACTTTTGTACGATAGGGCGCAAAGTGTGTGTGATGAACTGCAACCCTGAAGCCTCCACGCTTGCATAAGTTGTTGTCCCAGGAATGTTCAGCAAATGGGCAGGGATGTTGAACGCCCGCGCAATATCCTCCACAGCCAACCTGCGCGCATCAATCGCCTGCGAGCTTTCAGGGTCAACCTGTGTAGTTTTGAACGTCGCACCACCACTAAGAACACCTGTACGGTGCCCCCTACGCCAACCCTTATGTTTCGAATCGAAGCCGTTACGCAAATTTTCGGCCTGCTCAGCGGTCAAATTTCCTGGGTACTCGATCACCCCTGCAAGGTTCGTGCCCTGCCCAAAGAACGTAGCCGCAAACTTTTCCAACGCCAACGCCAACCCAAAGTTTTCCTTCAACGCCTCCACACGCGAAACCCCACGCACAGTACCAGGACGCAAAACATCCGGCACAAAAATAATGTCTTCCTGCGAAAGAGGTGCATCCTCACCCTCCACAGTGAAAGTGAGCAACCCTGAACCGTTCCGTTTCACCGTCACCGTTCGCGGATTCAACACAACAAGGTTCGCCACCTCCCCACGCGCATTCGCAAACACACGAACAAAAAGGTTCCCATCCAAAAGCAAAGACACAATGACAGAATTCCAAAACGCTGTGCGAGGTAAAGCAATGTCCGGTTTTTCCACCCAGGCAGGCTTGGGGCGAAACGACCGCCTCTGCCCATCAACACGGATGGAAGCATCCAACGGCAACGTACTAATCGTGTCAGCAATCAAAGACACCGCAGAATAAACCGCGTTCACCTGAAAGGCAGTCCTGCTATCAATGTTTGTATCCGAAAGGTTGCCAAACGAAACACTATCGCCAGACTCAAAAACACTCTGAAAGCTGATAGCTCTCTGCTCAAACAAACGATTCAACACCACAGACTATTTTCCTAACGCGAAACCGGTAACCAACACAAACAAACCGCCCACCACAAACCCTACAGGGACAGACAAAAGAAAAGCGCCCACCGTGATAGCGCACATACCAACCACCTGCAAAACTGTTGACACTCTGCCCCCTATCCGAAAAACTCCGGTACGACTTCCTCAATCTTACCGCCCGCCACGCGGTCGACTGCCAGAATAGCCGCGACCGCCGCATCAATCTTTCGTGGACTGTTCGGGTTCTCCTTCTTAATGTGAGGCCCGGCAGGTGTCAACTTGATCGCCGTATTCCCGATATGGCGTGACAGCAAAGGGTCACCATCATGCACCAAACGTTTCTCCACCACCGAATCGAAAAACCTTGCACACGCCTTAATCATTCGCTGCGGAGACTGAGGGAACGCAACCACAGGCAACCCCTTATTCTCAAGAACCTCCATCGACCGTTGCCACCGGAAAGGGTCACACGCAATCTCACGCACTTTATGGGTACGACAAAACTCCATAATGGTTTCCTCAACCTCCCCGATGTCCACCCGCCAACCATCATCATCATGCTCCAAATCTTTCTCCCACGCCTTCACCAAAAACACTTTCACCGGATCGTCATCAGTCTCAGGAACAACCGCACCCACAATGACAGACGCATCCCCGTTATATGAACCATCAAAGCCAAGCACAACCTCATCATCCGGCCCCAACACAAAATCGCCCGCACAGGCCTCCCACGCCCCAGCCGGCAACCATGTCTCCACCGACGACACCCACTGATTACAGCGCTTGATTCGAAACTCTGCCTCGGGTGTCCGGCGTAGCGCAGACTCAAAATCTGACTCAGCAGACAAATCACCAAACCCAGGGTTAGCCTCCACCCATGTTTCCCTCAAACGATGGTCACCCTCAGACTCCCACCACGCCATAAAAAAGGTGTCATCCTTTTCCTCCCCAGAGGCGACGCGCTTGCCGTAATTGTAAAGACTGAAAGCTATCGAGTCCTTCCCACTGCGATCAGAACGTATCCCGGCGGTGGTAATGGCTATCAACGTGGCAAGCTTCCCTCGAGCACCCATCGCCAAAGAAAACACGTCAAACAGTTCACGGTCAGGCTGCGCATGCAACTCATCAAAAATGACCGTCGTAGGATTCAAACCCTCCTTAGTCACCGACTCCGCAGACAACACCCGGTACACCGAATTGAACGACGGCAACTCAATAGCATCCCGATACAGTTTCGTGATAGCCGAAAGTTCAGGGCTCGCCTCCACCATCCGCTTAGCATCCGCAAAGACAATACGCGCCTGCTCCTTCTCCGCAGCAACCGAATACACCTCAGCCCCTTGAGGCCCAAGAATCAGCGAATACAAACCAATGGCCGAACCCAAAGCGCTCTTGCCAGACTTCCTTGGCATCCCCACCAAACTAACCCTGTTACGCAAACCATCCGCATCCCATGCGAACAAATGTTCGACCAACGACCGCTGCCAATCACGCAACACCAACGGGCCACCAGCCTTACCCGCAACACTATCCTTCGTAATCCGCCCAAAGCCAGAAACAAAATCCGCCACAGGCTCCTTCGCCCGCCCCAAAGCCAACGCATCCTCACCGATAGGCGTCAACCATTTAGGCGGCCAACTACCCGTCACGATTCGCCCGCGCCTCCATCATCTGCTCCAACTTTGATTTAGCCTTCACCTCAGCCACGCCCAGCCTTGAACGATCCGTCGGAGTAAACCCAAGCAACGACAACCCAGACTGAATCATCTTCTCAGTCTCCAACAAAGACATATTCACCTTACGGTCAGACGGATCAGCCAACCACTCCACCTTCAACACATCCCGCCTATCCAACAACTCACACACAACCTGCAACCACGCCACATCAGTCCGAGGCGACACCCACAACTCACCCTCACCAAAAACCAAATCCCACAACCGTTGACCAGCCTCACCCAAAGGCGCCAAAGGCTCACACCTCCCCGAATACAACGTGATCGTATCCTCAGCGGAAGGCATCGCCCGCTTCCCAGGATTACCCACAAGACGTTTCTGCTCGACAGGCTTAGGAGGATTAGGCATAC